TGGGGGAAAGTGCTTGACATTCACAATCACTGTGTTAGACTACATTCATGGAGTCGAGCACAGGGCACGATCCACACACAGGAAACCATCATGAAGACCACACGCAACACAGACCAAGCAGGCGGCTACACAGTCACAGGTCACACCGAGACAGGCGACCCAGTGCAGTACACAGTGTCAGTCACCAACAACAAAACAGGGTGGACAGCGCACCTTGTCTACGGGAAAGGCGCAGAATTGGTGAAGGTGTATCGCACCAAGGCTGAGGCTGTCCAAGCCATCGCCAACCAAGCCTGACAGTCTACCCTGAAGCCTACAATGTGGGCTTTGGAGTGCATTGTCGCACTGAATGGAGATCATCATGTCAACGATGAAGATTAACTCAGACTTTCCTGTCATTGAACGCAAAGAATCCTACAATCACCGCACCACGCCTCTGGTTGAATGGCGTGTCTGGTACAAAGGCTACATTGTCCGAGAGTGCCGTACACGCAAAGAAGCCCAAGAATGGGTTAGAATCTACAGCATTTAAACCAACTGAAAGTAACATCATGTCTAACCATCAATATATCCCACCTGTCGCCCCTGCTGAGTCACCAGTTCAGGGCATCCTCATCGCCGTGGCCTGTGTCGCCGTGTTCGCCTTCATTGGTGTTCTGTTGGCTTGGAGGGGCTGAACCATGAACAAGATTGCCGATCAAATGAGCGATACTTACATCCAAGCACGAGAGGCGAGGGCTTTTGCTGTCTCTCTTGAGGTGTCGCCAAACGATCAAGAAGTGGCCAAACAATGGCATTTGATCGCTGACCGACTATTTGAGGCTGTTGATTTGTTCGATAAGATGGCCACACGCTCTAATGGCCGTTGATTCCACCCTGATGGGTTCTCATGTTAGAATCCATTGGAGTGCAATTAAGGCACTGAATCCCGCCTGTGATGTACAGGAAACACTTTGGAGTTTACCTATGTTAAACGATCTTAAAAACCATGTTCAATTCATTGCTGACAGTCTGACCAATGGCACGGCCATTGATGCAGGCATTGACGAATACGGCGATAGTCAATCAGCTTTTGATTATTTACAGGATGCCTTGGATATTGAATACATTGTCAATAGCAAAGGCGAATACTTAGGCGCACGGGTGTTGGTGGCCTTTGGTGGCCCTAATATCTGGGTTAACACCCGTACGGGCACTGTAGAGGGTGCATGGTGGGCTGATCGTGCAGAGGCATCCTTTAAGGACAACATCGGCCTTGATGATGCTTTGTCTGAACTGTGGGCCTGCCGCTAATGCTGGCCGTTGATAAGGGGTTAACAATGACATATTACGATCACGAAATCGCCCGAGTGGGCAACATTCCCGCCGCTTTGAAGCTTCAAAATGAGCAGGGTCAGACCCGCTGGATGACTGTCACGCCTGAGAAGATTCAGCAAATACTTGAGATCTTGAACAAGAACGAAGGGGACTTAAATGCCAAGGTATGAGGTACAATTCAAGTCATCCGGCATTGTGGCCTTTAGTGCCACTGAGAGGGCAATATGTCAGCATTGGTACGATTGCAACAACTTTGCACCTGAGACACCCTATTGCGACCCTGACACCGGGGAAATTGTCCCTGATAAGTGGGTGAAGGGTGAATGTCTTAATTTGTTTACAGTGAAACAGGTACGCAGTACCGAAAAGGTGAAATGATGAAAATTATCTATTTGACGATAAAAGTGACTGTCACCGATGACACTGACGCTGAAGTGCTTGTTGAAAACATGGACTATTCAGTAGAGGGTGTTGGCGTGATTGAAACCGAAGTGGTAGAATATGAAGTTCAACAGTATAGGGGTTAAATTATGGATACTTACACAAAAGGCCCGTGGCAATGTGGGCGTGAAAACGAAGGTTTCTTTATAGCCAATGGTGACTTACGGCCTGACATAGCCAAGTGTATACAGTTTGAAGCCGATGCTTGCCTGATCGCCGCCGCACCCTCATTACTTGAAGCCTTACAGGGCCTGCTTGAAGTGACTAAAGCGGCCATTAAAGCGCGTGATTGGAAAGTGGACGGGGCTTGTGACCCTGACCTAGCATTTTTCCACGCTTATCGGGCCATAGATAAGGCTTTAGGAGATGAAATTGTCTATTGATACCCTAAACCCTACACAATGGCCTTTTAAGTACTTCAACGGGGTACAAACCCCTGAATCGTTGGTCTTAGAGACTGACAAGGACAAGCACGACACAACACCGATTGACCTTAACGACTTTGAGGATGCGCTATTGTGAGCAATACAAAAACAGGTGGGACAGCGTTTCCCGTTAATGGATATTCACCAGACTTTAACGGCATGACCCTGCGAGACTACTTTGCGGCTAAGGCTATGCAAAACTTCAGGGATCAAATTGGCTCTCAGTCTGACCAAGAATGGTTTGAGCAAATTGCACAAGGTGCATACAAAATGGCCGATGCCATGATCAAAGCGAGGGAAGAATGATTAAACTAAAACAATTTAATTACATTATTAGAGGGTTTGAGTTCTATGGGCTTTGTGAAATACAATCCATTGAGACTTTGCCCCTAATCGTAAACTGCACAGACCTGTATCTCGAAGGATACAAGGACGACAACCCGCCCGACATTAAAGGGCTTGTTGACTATCAGATCATCTTGGACATTGAGGATATGGTAAGGGTTGAACATGAGAATCAATAATCATTGGTTTGTATTGGCTATAGTACTTTGTGCTTACTTACTAGGGGGTTACTTTGATTCAATGGCTTATTGACCTAATCCTACCCTCTAGGAATCCCCATAGAGGGCTTTAAACGGGCCTATAAGGGCTTTAAATTGATTGACTAAGGGCTACATAGCCAAAGGAGTGAATAATGCGTTGTACAGTGTGCGATAGAAACTTAAAAGACCACGAATCGGTAAGACGACATGGTATCACCAATGAATTCTTGGACATTTGCGATGGATGCCTGAAGGAGATTCCGGGGCTACCGACAAAGTTACCGCAGGGTGTCATTGTCGAGGCTGACCCATTCGAGGAGATGGACACCGAAGGGGACGATGTGGATGTCACCAATGTTACATCTTGTTACAATTTAGACCTTGACAAAGACGATTGAGGATGTATAATAACTATATAGACACTATGACATTGCATAGATGTTACATACTATAAGTACTTACTATAAGTATCTTATACAGTAATGTTAAAGCATATAAGTAATGTCTTAGGTACTTTTAAGTACTATAAGTGTCTATGTGTGTCTAACTTCTGTTAACGGGTAACAACATGAACGATTCAATGATTGAATTTATGGACAAACAAGAGCAGGAACTGGTACACTTTGAGTGTTGGTATCACTCAGTGATTGACGATATGGCTGGTCTTATCCGTGCCAATGGCTATGAACAGGTCATGTACGATGTAATGTGTGCAGTGCAACGACTGTCTGAGGACTCTAAAGGGGACAAAGAATGATTGTCTCACTGTTTGTGGGTGTCTTAACCCTTGTCAAGGTGGTGCTTAAATGATCTACCAACTAACTCTCATACTTGGTGAGAATAATGCTGAAGTACTCGTATCCTTCAGAATGTATGGATGTGACTATGAAGCTATTGATTGGGAGAGCTTGGAAGTGTGGTACAAGAATGTCAACATTGCAGACACTCTAACTGCTGATGGCTTAGAATCCATTGATAAGCAGATCAACAATTCTTGGGATGAACTCGAAAGGCAATACGATGGCTACGATGGTTGGTGAACAGAGGGCATCAAAGTTCTTGAGACATATCGCCTGTGAGCATTGTGGAAGCTCTGACGGCAATAGTCTCTATGACGATGGACACACCCATTGCTTTGCCTGTGGTGTGACAGAGCACGAAGGTGCTTATGATGAACGAACAGTAATGCGGGATGCTATTGCACCCAAGAAGGCCACAATGGACATTAAAGGTACATTTAAATCAATCCCTGACCGAGGAATCAGTCAGGCAACCTGTGAGAAATATGGAGTAACCACCGATGGAGACAACCAGTATTATCCTTACACTAACGGAGACGGAGTTAGAACGGCTGTTAAGAAACGCAGTGTTCCTACAAAGCAATTCTCCATCTCAGGAGACTTCTCAGGAGCAACACTATTCGGTCAGTCTCTCTTTCATGCCGGAGGAAAAGCTATCACCATCACAGAGGGAGAACTTGACGCTCTCGCAGCTTTCCAGATGCAAGGATCTCTCTACCCTACAGTGAGTATCCGTAACGGTGCTCAGGCTGCTTTGAAGGACTGTAAGGCACAGTATGAGTGGTTGAACAGCTTTGACTCTGTGGTGATCTGCTTTGATGGTGATGAGCCGGGGAAGAAGGCAGCTAAGGAAGTGGCTGAACTGTTTGGCAACAAAGCCAAGGTGATGCAGTACAAGGATGGTTACAAGGATGCTTGTGAGTACCTGATTGCAGGGGCTACCAAGGAGTTTGTTAATGCTTGGTGGAGGGCTGCTCCTTATGTTCCTGACGGTATTGTTAATGCTGCTGATCTCTGGGAGGAAATCTCCAAACCAGAGCCGATTGCAGAGGCACAGTACCCTTGGAAAGGCTTGAATAAGCTCTTGTACGGCATCCGACCTGCTGAGTTGATTACAGTTACCGCAGGCAGTGGCTTGGGTAAGAGTCAGTTCTTGAGGGAGATTCTGTATAATCTCTTGAAGACAACTAGCTGGAATATCGGTGGATTGTTCCTTGAGGAATCTACTCGTAAGACAGCCCGAAGTATCATGTCGCTACACGCTAACAAGCTGTTGCATTTGCCTGATACACCAACGACAGAACAGGAACTTAAAGATGCCTTTGATAACACTCTTGGTACTAATCGTGTTTACCTTTTTGACCACTTTGGCAGTACTGACGTGGACAACGTATCTAACCGCATACGATACATGGCTAAGGCGTGTGATTGCAAGGTTATCTTTCTTGATCACATTTCTATTGTTGTTTCTGGTATGGATTTGGGTGACGAGCGCAAAGCTATTGATAACATGATGACCAAGCTACGGACACTGGTACAGGAGTTGAACATTACCTTGATCTGTGTCAGTCACTTGCGTAGACCACAAGGCAACCAAGGTCACGAGGATGGTGGTAGTGTGTCTCTGTCTCAGTTGCGAGGCTCCGGTGCTATTGCACAGTTGAGCGATGCTGTGATCACGCTGGAGCGCAATAGCATGGCTGAGAACGAGGATGAGCGACACTTAACTAAGATTGCAGTGGCTAAGAATCGGTACAACGGGGAAACTGGCCCTGCTTGTAAGTTACAATACAATGGCTATACAGGGCGTATGGTCGAAGTTGAGGAGGAAGCATTATGACAGCATGGCATGGAGGGAAAGGCTCAAGTAGCCGCCCACGACAAGTGAGTAACGAGGAGTATGCAAACCGATGGGATGCTATCTTTCAGCGGGATACTAAGCCTAAAGAGGAAGAGCCTGTTAAAGAGGAACCTGAGAAGGATGAGAAAGATGACTAACGATGAACTTATCCGAATGGCTAAAGAGGCCGGGCTGCCTCGTTGGTATCAAACTGATGAAGTTGTAAACATGGATTTGTTAGGTCGCTTTGCAGCTCTTGTTCGTGCTGACGAGCGCAATCGCACATGGACACAAGAGCATTGGACTGAGTACGAGCGCAGCATTGCAGCAGCCAGCGAAGCGAAAGAGCGTGAGGCGTGTGCTTTTGACGCTGACTGGTGTATCCAAAACCATTTAGAGCACTTGATAGCCGAGCGAATCCGAGCAAGGGGGAACACATGAAATTACCAGAATATTTAAATTCCTCCTACGAAGGTGATGACCTGTTCACGGGAGACCAACTGAGGGCCGCTGTATTGGCAGAGCGTGAGGCGTGTGCAAAGGTGTGTGAGGAAATGGAGACTTGTTCAGATGCTGAGTTTTATGGGTATGAATTTGCCGCCGCCATCCGAGCCAGAGGCGCAGCCTCGATAAGGGGGAACACATGACTGTAGAGCACTTAATCGTAGGGGCCACCGGGGTAGGTTACTTGGTGGTAGGTGTGCTACAATGGAGCAAGGGAGAGATCTCTAACGGGATGATCTGGACAGGGTATGCCTTTGCTCAGGTTGGATTGTGGCTTAATATCAAAT